GTACCAACCACGCTAAAAGCGTGGTGGCTCCCCCTCCATCCTGTTAGAATGGAGAGGCCCACCTGACTTTGGTGTAGGCTTGGTCAGGACGCCCGGCAAACTGAAGATGCTTCTTGTCGTAGGTGGGGGCAACCCCACGACGTAAGAAGAACTTCATCAAGGCACCGTAACCTTCGAGATTACTCTCTGGGATACGAGACTTTACAACAACACCCTTGACAAGGGGTGAGTGTAGAGTCGGGTGCACACGTTGGATTTCATATCCAAGGTGAGACACCCTGCCGAGAACAGGAGAGGTCGTCGTCACCCTTGGCATCGGTATGATCCGAGTCAAGTAGGCGTCGAGATAGGCTGCACCTCGCCAGGAACCACTTAGATAAAGTTGGTTCCTTAGCGAGACGGCTGAGACCAATTCCTGAGCCTGCCTCCGTTGTGTGGGTAATTGCCTTCTTACACGGATTGGAGTAATATCCACTCCGTTGTAGAAGTCCCCACCGCAAGACTCTCTGAACTTGCCAGTCCAGAAAGACTTGCCAGTGTTTACTACAAGACCAAAATCCTGTAGCGCGCTGACAACGGATAACGCGTATTCTACTGGGATAATTATATCATCCCCGTAGATACGTACCCGCCCCATCTCAGATACAATCTGAGAATGGGACAACCGGCGATTGAGCTGTCGTTCAATTCCAATGAGAACTATAGTCGCAAAGACCATAGCCTCAATAGGGAAAGTGACAGCTGAACCCATAGACGCGAACTTGGCCACGCGTTGAACGCCATGGCCAGGCACATCAACCTTCCTGCTACGACAAGCTTGGAGGCTACCTGAAAGAACAGGTAACCAACTTGTCATCATCAGTACGAGTTGATTTGAAACACGATCGGACGCTTCGCTTAAATCAAGCGTTGCGAGGGTACCATCTCTGGATCCTTTCCGTGCCAGATCTCTATTAAGAGACTGGTCAGTGAACCCGATCAGGTTGGGCAGTGGATTGTCATCTCCACCTTCCAACTTCTCGACTAGCAATTCTGCTAAAGATTGCTGAGTATACTGCATAGCAGTAGGCTCAATAGCAATCAGTCGAGGTGTTTTGTGCGTCTTAGGCACAGAGACCAGCTGAGCTGGAACCTCTTTGCCAGGTTCGAGGTAAGTGACACCGTCAAGATCTTCTCTAAATCTCCAGTTCGGGATAAGAAACTCACCCGCTGGAAAGAAGGCTTCAAGACGGTCGGTCCATACACTTTGTGTGTATTTCTGGTTGGCGGATAGTCGATCCGCTGTTTTGCCAGGACCGTGCTTAGGGACGTTCCTCCATTGTTGAAGTTCACTCTCAACAACAGATAGGATTCTCCCGAAGAGGCGAGCTGAAGCAGATCGGAAGTGACTATTGTCTTCCGAACTTCTTTGTGCGTCATTCGCCTTCACGTACCTCTCACACTCGATGTAACTCTGAATAGCAGCTTTCTCCCTAGAGGGGGTGCAAGTTCCCTCTAGTTTTCCGAACAGCATGGTTATCTGTCGGATAGAGAAAATTGCATCTTCAGACGGAACATCGAGCAATCGACCGGTAGTACGGTCGAAGATCAGATCGAGGAAACCTCCGAGAAATCGGGGGGTACCTGCACGATTCCGGAAACCCGGAAACGTGTCGCGATCTACCTGACCTTTGGCAAGGGCTTTTTGGAGACCTTGCGCAAAGGTAGGTAAGGTTATCGTTAGAAACGATAACCCTTCTTCTTCGACACGACCAGAGACTGTTTTATAATCTCTGGCGGTACTTACGCTACACCTGGTTCCCATATCTATGAGAACCTGTTCCAGGAGCTCCATCAGGCTTTTCATGCTTCCTCCTGTGATAAGGGGGTAACGCATCCCTAGCTTGATGTCTCCGCGATCCTTCCCTTAGGGGAACCGCACGAAGCTACGACGCTACTGTAGTAACACTTGGAAGAAGTGTTGCAATAGCGAAGAGAACGCCCACCCAACAGAAAGCCAGAACGAGAACAAGCAGCAATTGACGGCGAATCTTGCGAGATTCGCTATCACTCTGTTTTGTCCAATCGGCTGGTAATCCGAAGGGGGTCTCATCAGGTTCGTCCATAGCTTTAGGACTCACCCTGAGTAACCTTGATAAGGTTAGCGTTCGTAGAAGCGGTCAGGTTGGTCATAAGACCAGCACTGATCGTCTTAGCTTCGGTCACTGTAAAGCCAACCTTCGGCACGTCGATCACGAGATAAACACTCGCGGTATACGGCAGGAAGTTGGCTGGAAACAGCGGGTCTGCGGCAGTCTTACGGACATTCAAACGCGCCACTCGGCGCGTTCGAGCCTTGTACTGATGAGAAATCTCATAGGACAAGTTACCGTCAGCACTGGTGTAAATAGTGCTGTAGACACCGGTGGAAACCCGGGGCAGTGAAACTGCACCGGCACCAATGTCAACAGACTGAGGATCAGCGAAGGACACGAAGCGACTCCTTGTTCCGGCAAAGCCGGAGTGAGATGAAGAGGGTATCAGGATTGATATCCCTCCATGGTGATCTTCCCGGGGTACCAATGAGAATCATTGGTCAACACCCAGAAATTTGGGACCCCTGGAAATACCAAGAGCCGCCAAAATGGCCCATTGCTGATCCGTAAACGCAGTCGGATTGAGGCCAAACCCATACGGTGTTGCCTTATGGCGCTGCTTGATCACAGTTTCGAACTCTTGTACCAGATCATGGTCCAAGCCGTTCGCACCTGCGGTACGAAGCGTGTACTTATGTACTACCTGCGTGGTAGCCATAACGTACCCATAATGCATCACCTGATTGGAGAGTGCGAATTGAGAGGCGTTTGATAAAACGTCCCCAATCGACCCAAACCAATCAGCTAACCAGGAGTACGGCGTAAGAGCATAGGCGACATCAGGTGTAACCCTGATGCCATAAAGCCTATTAAGCTCTTGCTGAGCCCTACGGATACGGTCCAGAATGGCATCGCCACCTGGTAACGTATACGTGAAGCAGCCAGAAAACCATATCTTTCGAATTGTGGTTATCTCGCGCTCCAAAGGGACCGTAGTAGTCCAAGGTTCAACACCGGCGATAGGCGCAGGTTGCGGAGTTCGCAAACCTAGCTGTTCGACGACGACATCCTTGGTCTCTGGAAAGTAATACCGCCTCCTAACATGCTTGCCAGAATCACGCTGATACTGTGCAAGTATGGTCTCGGAGTTGGTGATCGCCTTGTAGAGGTCCTTTGCATCGCTAATAAGCGGTGCTATACCGAATACCACGTTAAGGTATTCGTTGGAATAGGATGAAATCCTTTTCCAGTTCCTCTTGTTAAGAGCAGATCCGGGTAAGCGAGGCTTATCCCGAACAAGCTCAGCAAGTGCGACCGCCATATTCGCGGTAGGGTTACTAGGTTGACACCTTGCAATCCCTATAGTACCAGCACCTACCATGTAGGCGTAGTCTAAGGGAGTGGCCACAGGCCATGCAACATGTCCGCCGGAGGATACGTCAGAATAGGCAGCTTGCAATTTGCCTATTGCTGCTCTGAACAGGGTCACAGACCCATTGTTCCAAGAGATAGGGGCTGAAACTTCCCTATACGCATGCTTGGTTGTGGTAAAACCCCAACCAATATCCTGCATAGCGAAGATTTTCCTTGCGCGGTCAAAACGTGGATTTGCATAGATCCCTCGGGATTCTATCATATTCCTCGTTTTGGGCCACAAAGAATTTCTAACGCTAATAGTAACCTGCGACCCAATTATCCGCTGATTCAGAGTTGTCGTATTTGACGCGACATATCTGACAAAGGTACCCCGAAAGAAATCGAGGTTCCTTCGGCGAGTATCTGGGTCACGCATTCCACTCCTAGTTGGTGTATGGATAGGTTGGACACTACTCTTTGTAAAGAGTAGAGGGTAGTAGCAAAGTACCGGTGGGCCCTTGAGAGGGC